TGGCCGCCAGTGCGGCCAGCGTGGCGGTGTGTGGTGCACACCGTGTCGTCATTGCATCGAACGCCATGCTGATGATCCACAACCCTTACACCTATGCCGGAGGCGACGCGGAGGACTTCCGCCGGGTCGCTGATGTGCTGGATCAGACCCTGGAGGCGATCATCGCGGCCTACAAGGCCAAGTCGCCGGACATCGATGACGCGGAGCTGCGACGCATGGTCAACGCCGAAACATGGCTGACGGCCAATGAAGCGGTAGCACTGGGCCTGGCCGATGAAGTCGGCGACGGCATTACGGTCAAGGCCTGCCTCGGCCAGGGGGCCGTGCTGCAGCGTTATCAGCATGCACCGGCTGAACTGGTGGCCCAGCTCGAAGAACCACCGGAAACGGATCTGGATCTGGATCCGGTCGATCCACCCTTGGTGCCGCCGGTCGTCGATTCGGCCAAGTTGGCATTGATGATCACCCAGCGTTGCACGGCGGCGGGCATCAGCAACCTGGTCGAGTCGCTGCTCAGCTCGACCCAGCTCGAAAGCGAAGAGATCGTCTTGGCCGGATTGGCGCGTGCCAAGGCGGTGAATGACCTGTGTGTGGCCGCCCGCTTGCCGGAGTTCAGCGCCGAGTACGTGTCAGCGGGGCTGGACGCTGCAGCGGTTCGAGCGCGTCTGTTCGACAAGATTGTCACCAGTGGAAAGGGATTTGAAATCGACAACAGCCTGCCGCTCGACCACGACCCGGCACCCAAGGTGCTGGCCAAACAACCTGATCCCACCTCGATCTGGGCTTCGCGACAAGCGGCCCAATCTGGAACTGCGCGCGGCGCGAAAGGAGCAAGAGCATGACCATCAAAAAAGAGCCGATCCACGCAGGTGAGTTTCTGCTGTCCGAGGGCGCAGGGAACATTTCTCGGGAAACAATCAACGTGGCCGCTGGCCCCGCGCTGAATCCGGGTCAGGTTCTCGGTCTGGTGACGGTCACAGGCGAATTTGCGCCGTATGCCCCGGCCGCTGAAGACGGTACCCAGGCTGCCGTGGCGATTCTTTACGGGCCACTGGGCGAGTCGGACATCGTACGCCGTGGTCGCGCCGTGGTGCGCATGGCGGAGGTCAGCGAGGTGCACCTGACCGGGTTGGACCCCGAGGCCGAAAAAGACCTGGCCACCCATTTCGTGATCGTTCGTTAAGACCGTCATTCACGTTTGCCCAGCCCGCCTTGAGCGGGTTTTTTCATTTCTGGAGAGTACCCATGGCCGAGATCGCCATTTTTGACGACGAAGCGTTTACCGTTACCGCGTTGACTGCTGCACTCAACGATCAACCCTACCTGCCGGGCCGTATCAGCGCCCTGGGCCTGTTCCGCGAGGAAGGCATTACCACCCTGACCGTTCAGATCGAAAAGGACGGCGACACCCTGGCACTGGTGCCAGCCGGTGAACGCGGCAGCTCTGGCCTGGTAGTCGCAGCCAGCAAGCGCAACTTGATCCCGTTCAACACCGTGCACTTGCCAGAACGCTTCACCATCAAGGCCGACGAGATTCAGGGCATTCGCGCCTTCGGTACTCGCACTGAATTGCAGGCGGTGCAGGATGTCGTCAACACCCGCCTGGCCAAAGCGCGTCGTCAGTTGGACGCGACCCACGAATTCCAGCGCATGGGTGCGCTGAACGGCCTGATCCTGGATGCCGATGGCCAGACACCGCTGTTGAATATTTACGATCGTTTTGGTGTCGAGCGGCAGACGTTGTCCATGGGCTTGGCGGACCCGAGCACGAAACTACGGGTCAAGTGCCTTGAAGCGCTGGATATGCAAGAAGACGCATTGGGCGCTGTGACCAGCACCAGTTCCCGTGCCTTCTGCGGCAAACACTTCTGGAACAAGCTGATCGTTCACAAGTCGGTCGAGGAGACCTACCTCAACAGCCAGCAGGCGGCGGCCTTGCGGGGCGACGCCCGGGAAAGCTTCGAGTTTGGCGGCATTATTTGGGAACGCTACCGAGGCAAAGTCGCTGGCGTGTCGTTCGTCCACGACGACAAGGCGCTGCTGGTTCCAGAGGGCGTGCCGGATCTGTACATCTCGGCGTTTGCACCTGCCGACTACATGGAGACGGTCAACACCCAGGGCATTCCGTACTACAGCAAGATTGAGCCAATGCAGTTCGGCAAGGGGATGGCCGGTGAAGCCCAGTCCAACCCGTTGCACCTGTGCACCCGGCCGCGCGCACAGATCCTGCTGGAGCTCTGACCGTGGGCTTTCGCGACCTGGTCGCCGAGGTCGACGCGGTGGTGTTCGAAACGCTGGGCGACAGCGCGCGGATCGAGGGTCGCGCACAGCCGGTGTTGGGCATGTTCGCCGCACCCTGGTTACAGCCTAAATTCGGCAAGCTCAACACCGGGTTGCGTGAGCCACGGTTCGAGATCCGCGTCAGCGATTCGCACGGCCTTGAGCAGGGCATGCTGGTCAGTATCGATCTGCCCGCGCTGGATGGCGGTGGCGATTACGACCTGCTGCAGCTGGAACCGAGCGGCGACGGTCTGGTTGCCTTGATTCTGAGGATGCGCCCGTGAGCGTCGGCAGTTACTTCAAGCCCTCGGCCGGTGGCGGGATGATTTCCATCCAGTCCTCGACGGCGGACCTGAACGCGTTCCAGGACTTCACCAAGCTGGTGCCCAAGGCCGCCGCAGCCGCCCAACGTCGGGCGATCAACAAAACGCTGGGGTGGCTGCGTACGCACATTGCCCGGGCCGTCAGTCGGCAGGAACGTATTGCCGTTGCTGCGGTTCGTCAGCGCTTGCGCAGTTACCCAGTCGCCGGCGGGGCCACCAGCGGCAAGTTGTGGTTCGGTTTGAATGCCATCGAGTCCAGTCGGATCGGCCGGGCACGCCAGTCTGGCACGGGCGTGTCGGTGGCCGGCCGGCGTTACCAGGGCGCCTTTCTCAAGAAAGTCTACGGCAACAAGCCCGACATCTGGATTCGCACTGCGAGCAAGCACTTCAATGCGAATGACTATCCCGATAGCACTGTGTCGTCCGGCGGCGGCGCCAGTTCGGGATGGGTTGCGGAAAACGGCAATCGCTTTCCGTTGGCCAAAGCCAAGGTGTCACTGGAACAGGCCCGGCCGCACTTCGACAGTTGGGTTAAACGCGCTGATGCGCGCTTGCTGGAAATCCTCCGGCAGGAATTCAACTTTGAGCTGCAAAAGTATTTGAAGGGGACGGCCAATGTCTGATGAGCCTTTTAGTCTCGACCAGCTTTACCGGGCAATAGAACAGAACCTGAAGGCTCATCTGCCGGGCGTTCAAGCAGTGGCGGCGTGGCCCAACATCAAGGACCGCATTGCACTGCCGGCGGTGTTCATCGAGTTGGCTGAGATGGAACCTGGTGTCGACATCGGAACAGGGCAAACCACTCTGGTTTGCAAGTTCGAAGCGCGGATCATTGTCGATCCAATTCGGCCGCAGCATTGCCAGCAAGCCGCGCACCTGGCAGCGCAATTGGCCGTCCTGTTGCGAGTGCAAACCTGGGGGCTTGAAGTGGAACCCGCCGAGTTTGTCCAAGCGATGCAGGACTGGACCAAGCCGGAGCTGGATGGCTACGTGGTCTGGTTGGTGGAGTGGACTCACCAACTCTATTTGGGCGTTGAGGAATGGCCATGGCCGGACGAGCCGCCAGGGTCGCTGATATTCGACATTGAACCGGGCGATGGTCCGGTCAAGCCGGAGGAGCTTTGAGTTTCGCGGTGGGAGAGCATGACCGCATGATCGCGGCCATGCTGATGCCGTGTGCGGTGGTTGGTGTGGATCTGCCGGCGGCCATGGTGCGGGTGTCGAATGGCGAGTGGACTAGCGCCTGGGTGCGTTGGCACAGTCTCGCGGCCGGTAAAGCGCGGCACTGGCGAGCGCCGAGCATTAGCGAGCAGGGGGTGTTGTTTAACCCCAGTGGTCAGGCCGGCATGGGCACCTTTATCCCGGGGTTGTATGGCAATGCCGGCGCGCCGCCGGATAATCGCGACCATGTTGAAGTCTGGCGTTTCGACGATGGCGGCTCGCTGGTCTACGACTGGCGGGCCATGACCTATACCATCACGCTGCCGAGCGGGACGGTGACGATCAAAGTCGGCAGCACAGAGGTGGTCGTTACGGATGACGCCGTAACGGCCAAGGTCGGCGGCACCGAGGTGGCGTTGACGCCGAGTTCGGCGGCGGTCCAATCAGCGGCCATCCAGTTGGTCGGCGCGGTGGCCATCGACGGGTCGTTACACGTAACGCAGAACATCACCAGTGACGCCTCGATCATCGACGCCACGGGTAACAGCAATCATCACACGCACTAATTAATCCCCCATCCCAGCCCGCCCCGTGCGGGCTTTTTTCTGCCTGGAGAAAACATGGCCAAGACAAACGATGTCCTCAGCATTGAGCAGCCGCAGCCGCAGCCGCAGCCGCAGCCGCAGCCACAACGAACGACGGATTTAATTCTGAAGTTTCGCGACAAGGTTTTTACCTCTCGCACTTTGATTATTCCGGGCTCGGATCGCTCGTTGCCGGTGGTAAGGGGCTGCGTCGAAGTATCTGTTTCTGACGAGCGAGCTGTTAGCTATCTGAAGGCCCATCAAGAATTCGAACCGATGGGGTGATTTAGATGATCGGAATGGATCGCCACACCGGCCAACCCATCTCCGGCATCGAGCATCTGCGCCAGAGCATCGCTGACATCTTGGGTACGCGGCTCGGCAGTCGCCGGCACCGGCCGGACTACGGCAGCAAGGTGCCCTCATACGTCGACATGCCGGTTAACGAAGGCTGGAAAAGTTCGGTTCAAGCCGAGGCGGTCCGTGCGATCGGCCGCTGGGAGCCGCGCGTCAAGCTGGAGCGCATCCGCATCCTTTCGGTGCTGGCCGGCAAGGTCCAGCTAAGTCTTGCCGGCGAATACCTCGGCGACCGTTTTCTGTTTGAGGTGAGCGTATGAGCATCGTGGATCTGTCGGCGTTGCCAGCGCCGGACGTGTTGGAAGGGCTGGACTTCGAAGAAACCTACGACGAAGCGCTGGCCACCTTTCGCGGCTACATGGGCGACAACTGGAGCGCGCCGCTGGAGAGTGATCCGGTGGTGAAGTTGCTGGAGGTGGCGGCCTATCTGAAGGTCGGTAACCGCGCCCGGGTTAACGATGCCGGCAAGGCGCTGTTGCTGGCCCATGCGATCGGCCCTGACCTTGATCAGTTGGGCGCCAACTACAACCTGAAACGCCTGGTGATTCAGGCGGCGGATCTGGCAGCGGTGCCACCAGTGCCAGAGGTCAAGGAGCTGGACGACCCGTTTCGCGAGCGCATCCAGTTAGCTTTTGAGGGGCTGACCACGGCCGGGCCGCGTAACAGTTACATCCTGCACGCGCGCAACGCCTCGGGGCTGGTGGCCGATGCTACGGCCGAAAGCCCGGCGCCTTGCTACGTTACGGTAACGGTGCTGGGTTCTGAAGGGCGCGGCGAGGTCGATCCCGAGTTGTTGGCCACCGTCGCGGCCGCATTGAATGACGACGACGTGAGGCCGGTGTGCGATCGGGTGACGGTGCAAAGCGCGGAGATTATCGAGTATCGCGTTGACGCCATTCTGCACATGACCGGCGCCGGGCCTGAGGGGGACGCCAGTTTGGCCGAGGCCCAAAAGCGTTTGGCGGCGTGGATCAATCCGCGCAAGCGGTTGGGTGTCGAGGTCGCGCGGTCGGCGGTGGACGCGCAACTGCACGTTGCCGGCGTGGCTCGGGTCGAGCTGGTCGACTGGGTGGACTTGGCGCCGACCGAGGCGCAGGCGGCGTGGTGCGCCGGGTATGAGGTGAAGCTGGCGGGGGCAACATGAAAAGTCTGCTGCCGAGCAACAGCACGCAACTGGAGCGCGCCCTTGAGGCGGCTTTCTACGAGCGAACGATTGTCCCGTTGCGCACCCTGTACAACCCCGACACCTGCCCGGTCCATCTGCTGCCGCATTTGGCGTGGGCATGGTCGGTCGATCGCTGGGACTATCGGTGGTCAGAAGCGACCAAGCGCGCGGCCATCAAGGCGTCTTATTACATCCATGCCCACAAGGGGACCATCGGCGCGTTGCGTCGGGTGGTCGAGCCCCTGGGCTATCTGATCGAGATTATCGAGTGGTTCAACACGGTGCCTGAGGGGCCGCCGGGCACCTTTGCGCTGAAGGTCGGCGTGCTGGATACCGGCATCACCGAGGAAATGTATCAGGAGCTAGAGCGCCTGATTGACGACGCCAAGCCCGTCACGCGGCACCTCACGGGGCTGGCGATCAGCCTCGAAACCAAAGGTCATTTGAACATTGCCGCCTGCCTCTACGAAGGCGACGAAATCGACGTGTATCCGCCGGTCATGCGTGACATCGAGGTTACGGGCCGCTTTGCCGTGATCGGCCGCGAACACTCCATAGATACCCTGGACGTTTACCATGACTGATGCGAATTCCCAGTTTTTCGCCATCCTTACCAACGTAGGGCTGGCCAAGCAGGCGAACGCCGACGCGCTCGGCATTCCCTGGAAGATCACCGAAATGGGCGTGGGTGATGCCAACCTGACCGACCCGATTCCGAGCGCCACGCAGACCCGTCTGATCAACGAATGGCGGCGCCGGCCGCTGAATCAGCTCAAGGTCGATGCGGTAGACCCGGCAATCATCATCGCCGAGCAGATAATTCCGGCCGATGAGGGTGGGCGCTGGATTCGTGAAATCGGTCTGTACGACGCGGACGGCGATCTGGTGGCGGTGGCCAACTGTGCGCCGAGCTATAAGCCGTTGTTGTCGCAGGGCTCCGGCCGCACGCAAGTGGTGCGGATGAATTTCATCGTCAACAACTCCGGCAACATCACGCTCAAGATCGATCCGGCGGTGGTGCTGGCTTCACGATCCTACGTCGACGCGGCCATTCTGGAGGTGTTGCCGGCGAATAAAACGGCCGGTGAGTTCACCCGGGTGAAGGTCAATAATCGTGGCGTAGTGGTGTCGGGGGACAACCCCAGCACGCTGGCCGCCATGGGCATCACGGACACCTACACCAAGCCGCAAATCGAGTCGATGATTGCCCAGGCCTCGGCGCTGCCGGTCGGCACGATGGTGGCGTTTCCGGTGAACAAGCTCCCGCCCGGGTTTCTGGAAATTGACGGCAGTGTCAAAAGCATTGCGGCTTATCCCGATCTGGCGGCGTTTCTCGGGACGGCGTTCAACACTGGCGGTGAAGGGGCGGGCAATTTCCGTCTGCCGGAATCCCGTGCCGAGTTCTTGCGTGGCTGGGACCATGGGCGTGGTGTAGATGCTGGTCGAGCGATTGGCAGCTATCAGGCAGGGCAACTCGAATCACACGCCCATGCCTACAACGTAACGGCGGGGATCACCGGTTCCGGGGGGGTCTCTACTGCTATGCCGATTGATACACCTGGCACCGTCAAAGCCACCAACGCTACGGGCGGATCAGAAACCCGCCCGCGCAACTTGGCGGTGATGTGGTGCCTCAAGGCCTGGAATGCGCCGATCAATCAGGGAAATATCGACATTGCCGCGCTGGTCGCATTAGCCGCGCAAGCCACGGAAAACAATCAGGGAACGGCCAAGATCGCGACACAGGCGCAGGTTAACGCCGGTACTGATGACGCGACGATCGTCACCCCGAAGAAGTTGCGTTTCGGGTTTTCGGTCAGTTGGGGCGCCTCTGGAAATATTGTTTTCCCGACATGGATGGGCGGCGTGGTCATTCAGTGGATCTCCACGAATACCGGGCAAATCGCGGCAAACTTTGCCGAAACCGTTACCGCGCCTTGGCCGATGGAGTTCCCGAATGCGTGCTGGTTTGCACTCGGTGGCACGGGCCAGTCCCCCAGCGGCAACGGCTATGCCAGCGTACGTATTGACGGCGTCACGGCGGCCAATGTCACCTCCAGTACCTTTGCCCATATTACCGGGTGGGTGCTGCGTAAAATTTACGCCATTGGGCGTTGAGGTTTACATGAAACGTTTTTACAGCCCAACCACTGGATGTACCTATTTGTTAGGCCTCAACCCTTCGATGCCTAAGGATGTCGTCGAAATCTCCGAGGAGTTGTTTCTGTCGGTCATTTGCAATCCGGCGTTTGGCAAGGTTCGGGCGCACGACGAGGAAGGCCGCCCCTGTCTGGTCGACGCGCCGGAGCCGGTGCAGGACCCAGCGGCACAGGAGCGCGAATGGCGCGACGGCGAGTTGGCAGGTGTGCTGTGGCTGCGCGAGCGTCACCGCGATCAGTTGGAAATCGCAGGGCCGACCACGCTCACAACCGAGCAATTCAACGCGCTGCTGGTGTACATGCAGGAGTTGCGCGATTGGCCTCAGTCGCCCGATTTTCCTGATAGTCAGCACCGACCCACGGCACCGGATTGGATCGCCGAACAGTCCCAGTAAACGCCCCGCACTGACGGGGCGTTTTCTTTTCCGTTACGCGTAACACGACCATCCCTGACAGCCTCGCTTATGCGGGGCTTTTTCGTTTCTGGAGAGTCAGCCTTATGAGTTTCTTTCACGGCGTCACCACCTCGCTGATCGACACCGGTGCGCGCACCATCTCGCTGCCGTCGTCGTCGATCATCGGCCTGTGCGACACCTTCACTCCGGGCCTGCTGGGCGGCGGTAAAGCCCTGGCCGGCGAGCTGGTGTTGCTCACGTCCGAGCGCGAAGCCATTGCCGCGTTCGGCCCTGACTCGGCAATCACCAAGGCCGCCCAGGCGATCTACGTGCGCGCCAAGGCGGTGATCGTCGCCATCGGCGTGCCCAAGCTGGAAGACGCCGCGCTGCAAACGTCCGCCATCATTGGTGGTGTTCTGGCCGATGGCCAGCGTACCGGCCTGCAAGCGCTGCTGGACGGCAAGAGCAAGCACAACGCCCAGCCCAAGCTGCTGATCGCCCCGGGGCATTCGTCGACCCAAGCGGTGGCCACCGCCATGGACGCGCTGGCCGGCAAGTTGCGCGCGATCGCCATCCTCGACGGCCCGAACACCACCGATGAGGCGGCCATGGCCTACGCCCTGGAGTTCGGCAGCAAGCGTCTGTATCTGGTCGACCCCGGCGTCAAGTATTGGGACACCGTCACCAGTGCCACGGTCGACGCGCCGGGTTCGGCGTGGGTGGCGGGTCTGTTTGCCTGGACCGATGCCAATTACGGCTACTGGGCGTCGCCGTCGAACAAGGAGTTTGTCGGCATCACCGGCACCAAGCGCCCGATCGAGTACCTGGACGGCGACGAAACCTGCCGGGCCAACCTGCTGAATAACGCGAACATCTCGACGATTCTGCGCGATGGCGGCTATCGCCTGTGGGGCAACCGCACGTTGTCCAGCGATCCGAAATGGTCGTTCGTTACCCGGGTGCGTACCTGCGACATCCTCATGGATGCGATTCAAGCCGGGCACAAGTGGGCGGTCGACCGCTCGATCACCAAGACCTATGTGCAGGACGTGACCGAAGGCCTTCAGGCGTTCATGCGCGATCAGAAGAACGCCGGCGCGGTGATCAACTTCGAAGTCTATGCGGACAAGGAGATGAACACGGCCAGCCAAATCGAGCAGGGCAAAATTTACTGGCGCATCCGTTTTACCGACGTGCCGCCGGCCGAAAACCCGAATTTCCTTATTGAAGTCACCAACGAATGGTTGACCGAAGTTCTTGAAACCGCCTAAGGGGGCCGCTCAATGATTCCTCAAGTTCTCTCCAACATGAATGCCTTTGTCGACGGTGTGAGTTTCGCCGGCGACGTGCCCACCCTGTCGCTGCCCAAGCTGACGCAAAAGACCGACGACTATCAGGGCGGCGGCATGTCCGCCCCGATCGAAATGGGCATGGGTCTGGAAAAGCTGGAAGCGGCGTTTACCACCAACGGCGTGCGCCGTGAATCGCTGAAGTACTTCGGCCTGGCCGATCAGACCGCTTGCACCATCGTGTTCCGGGGCGCCTTCAAGGGCCTCAAGGGCGCGATCACGCCGGTCGTGGTCACCCTGCGCGGCGGCATCAAAGAGGTCGATATGGGCGACTGGAAGCCGGGCGACAAGGCGGAAATCAAGCATGCGATCAAGGGCATTTATTACAAGCTCGAAATCGACGGTCGCGTGATGTACGAGATCGACCCGCTCAACATGATTCAGGTGGTCGACGGTGTCGATCAACTGGCGGCAGAACGTTCGGCCCTCGGCCTCTAAGGACTCAAAGAACATGACTCAAGTAACCCAAGACACCACCGCGCCGACCTTGCCGAAGTGGCTGAAGCTGAGCGATGAGGGCGTGACCGTAACGCTCAAATACCCAACCCTGATCAGCAATGTGTTGACCGACGTTGTGACCATGCGGGCGCCCAGCGTCAAGGACTGGCGCGCGTCCAAGGTCGCCGGCAACGGTGACTATGAAAAACAGGAACTGTCGTTGTTTGGCAGCATGACCGGACTGACCGAAGCGGACCTGCTGACCTTGAAATACAAGGACTACAACCGTCTTTCGGCGGGCTATTTTCGCCTGGTCGAAGAAGACGACGTTTAACGCCGTCACGCTCCAGGGCACGGCTCAACGCTTGGCCAAAGAGACTGGGTTCTCGGCGGCCGAGATTGAGTCGCTGCCCTTCGATCAGATGCTGTGGTGGCTCACGGATTGAGCCGCCTCTGAACTCCCCGACGTATAGGGCACGCACATGGCGAACAAACTCGCGCTCGGTCTGGTCATTGGCGGGGCGGTCAGCTCCACGGTGGGCTCGGCGTTCAAGGACGTCACCAGTCGCATCAAGCGGCTGGAGACGGAAGGCAAAAAAGCCCGGGTGCTGGAAAAGACCATTGGCGACACCATGCGCCTGCGCGACGAATGGCGCCGGGCGCACATGGCGGGCGAGAAGGGTGCCTCGGCGTTGCAAAAGCAACTCGAAAGCAACCTTAACAGCCTGAAGAAAGAAGGCGTGGAGGTGCGCAATCTGACCAAGGCCTATGCGGCCATGGGGCAGGCGGCGAACAAGGCCGAGCTGAAGACCAAAGGTCACCAGCAACTCGACGAAGGCAAGCAGAAACTCAAAAGCAGTGTCGGCCAAGCGGTGGCCGCCACGGCGGCGATGGCGATCCCGACCAAGGTCAGCGCGGACTATGGCGCGATCATTCGCGACATTGCGATCAAGTCGAACATTGCCAACAAGCCCGAAGAAGCGCAGCTGTCGAGAAAGATCGTCGACACGTCGCGCGATACGGGCATGGCGCGCAATCAGGTGGCCGAGGTAGTCAACGCCCTGGTGGGCGCCGGTATGGAGCTGGACAAGGCTCTGCAATACGCCCCGACCGCCGCCAAGTTCGCCGTGGGGCAGGGCTCCGACGGTGGCGAAACGGCGCGCATGATCAACGCCCTGGGGCAAAACGCCAAGATCACCAACCCGGCCATGATGCAAAAGGCCCTGGAGGCGATCGCCTACCAAGGGCAGGCGGGCAGTTTCGAGGCGGCCGACATGGCGCGTTGGTTCCCCGAGTTGCTGGCGGGGATGGGCAAGCTGGGCATCACCGGCATGGACTCGGTGTCGCAACTGGGCGCCATGCTTCAGGTGCAGATGAAGACCGCCGGCGGGTCCGATGAGGCGGCCAACAACCTCAAGAACTGGATGGAAAAGATCGGCTCGGGTGACACGGTCGAGGCCTACAAAAAGGCCGGGATCGATTATCAGGCGTCGATGAATACCGGGCTGCAGAATGGTAAATCCACTCTGGAGTCCAGCTTTGAACTGGCGCAAAAGTACATCGCGGCGACCGATCCGAAGAAGGCCGCCGCCATGGCCGAGGCCACGGCCAAGATCAGCAAGGAGGCCGACCCGGAAAAGGCCAAGGCCATGATCGCGTCCCTGGAGCAAGCCTTGCGCACCGGCGATCTGTTCGCCGACATGCAGGTCAAGGGCGCGTTGACGGCGTTCATGCAGAACAAGGAGCTGTACGCCAGTCTGAAAAAGGACTCGGCCAACGCCACCGGGATCTTGGACAAGAACCTGGAGGAGCGCCGGCAATCGTCGGCGCAGAAGTGGGCGGAAATGGCCCAGGGCGCTGACGACGCCATGCGCGCGATCGGCGACGCGTTTCGCCCGGTCACGGATTCCGTCGCGGACGGACTGACCTACGTCACCCAAGGGCTGAGCAAGCTGTCGGACGAATCGCCCAAGGTGGTGACCGGCATTGGCGCGGCCGTGGCGGCGGTGATCGCCTTTCAGAGCGCGATGAGTACCTTCAAGATCGCCAAGGGGTTGCTGAATATCGGGCGCGGTTCGCTGATGGGCAATCCGAACATCCCGCAAAAGGTCATTGTGGTGGGCGGTGGCGGTGGCGGCGGGGGCTTGGAGGCGGGCGACCTCGATGTCGACGGCAAGGACGGCAAAAAAGACAAGAAAGGCGGGCGGTCCAGCCGAGGGAGGGGGCGAAGTGGTGGCGTTGGTCGAGGCTTGGGGATCGGCTCCGCTGTCAAGGGCGCCGCTGTGGTGGCGGTGGTGGATGCCGGATTTAAGGCCTACGACACGTATCAGAATGCCGAAACGCAGGACGATAAAGCCGAAGGTTATGGTGCGGCCGCGGGTGGCTTGGCGGGCACGTTGTCCGGGGCTGCTGCGGGGGCCGCTTTGGGCACCATGCTATTGCCGGTCATTGGTACGGCTATTGGCGGCCTTGTCGGCGGTGTCCTCGGCAACATGGGCGGTGACGTTTTGGGGGGCTATCTGGGCAAGGCGGCGTTTGGCACGCCCGACGAGCTGACGCGCCTGCCGGCCGCCGGGCCGCTGCTGATGGCCAATGCCGGCAAGGACATCCCGCCGGTGCTGGATGGGATTGCCCGGTCGTTCGCCCCGACGACCACGGGGCCGCTGATGCTGGCCAAGCCCGGCGCCGGCCCGGGGGCGAGTGTCGCCGCCACGTCGGCAGCCGCTGCGCCGATCATGCCGGCCACTCCGCCGGTGTCGTATGACCCGCGCGACCTCAACTCAAAAGACGCGATGCTGATGCCGCACTTTGCCAACAAGGTGCGTTTCCCAGGCTCGGAGTTGCGTCGACCGAAAGTCATTCGTTCGGGCCTGGAAGATCCGGCGCCGCAACCGGGGCAAGCGGCCAAAGCCATGATGTTGCCGCCGGCCAGTGCCGACGCGGCAGCGGGGGCGTTGGTCAAACCGATGGCGGCGAAAGCGGAGGCGCCCAAAGTCGAGTCCAACGTGGCGATTCAGGCGCCGTTTTCACTGACGGTCAACGGTGACGTCAAGGACGCGGCGCAACTCTATGGCCAGCTCAAGCCGTTGCTCGATCAGCACTATCGCGACATGGCCAAGCAAATGGGGAGCGCACAGCTCCACGACGCGCCGCACGTTTAATCAGGAGGGCGAATGTCTGATCAGGAAAAGACTTCATTGCAGCGGTTACAGTCGGGAATGAAGTTTCTGGCCACGGCTGGGGAAACCGGGCGGCGCAGCCTGGACGGCATGTTGGGGCCGGTGAATGGCGCGATCGGGGAAATCACCGGCGCGGCGTCCGAGCTGGAGGGCTTGCCCTTTGTCGGTCCGGCGGTCGGGGCCAAGCTTCAGCGCGTCATGCGCGGGGTGAATGCCGCTCAGGCCCAGGTCGGGAAAGTGGTGGCCATGTACGGCATGGCCACCCGGGCGCTGTCGCAAATTGACGAGCGTATGGGCGTGCTCAAGGAACAGGCGGGCAAGGCGGCGACGGCGATCAACAAGATCGCCGGCAAGGTCAGTCCGTCGCTGGCCAACATCGTGCCCACGGGTGCCTTTGCCACGGATCAGACGCCGGCACCGGAGGCGGTTAAGCCGTTCCCGCACCTGCTGATCATCCAGCCCGAAGACCCCAAGGCGCAGCCATATTTCTTCAACCTCGACACGGCGGCCTTTGATGAGTTGCGACGCTCGACAGAATTCCGCTGGGCCTCCCAGGAGCGTCTGTCGCGTCGACCGGCGCAGCAAGGCGTGGGCATGGGTGAGGAAAAGATCACGCTCAAGGGCGCGATTTTTCCTGGCTTCAAGGCAGGCCTGAAGCAGCTCGACACGTTGCGCGCGCTGGGGGCCCAGCTCAAGCCACTGTCGCTGACCACGGGTTATGGTGACGTGCTGGGCACCTGGTGCCTGAAAAGCGTCGACGAAGAACAAAGCTCGCTGATGCAGGGCGGCATTCCGCGTAAACAAGGGTTCACACTGGAGTTTGTGCGCTATGGCGACGACATGCAGAACGTCTGACGGGGATCTGCTGGACACCATTTGCCATAACTTCTACGGCCACCTCACTGGCAGCGTGGAGGCGGTCCTTGATGTTAATCAGGGGTTGGCCGATGAGCCCCAGCCGTACCGCGCCGGCGTGGTGATCGTGCTGCCGGATCTGGCGGCACCCGCCCGAGAACAAGTCACGCTGTGGGATTGATGGTCTACAATAATGGTGTTACATGCAGTAGCTCTTTACTTTATTGCCCGCCCCGAGCGGGCTTTTTTTTGGAAAAAATCCATGACGCCTAATTTTCGCATCGTGGCCGATGGCGCCGATATCACCGGGCTGATCAACGATCGGCTGATTCAGCTCAGCACCACCGACAAGCCGGGCATGGAGTCGGACACCTTCGAGTTGCGCATTGATGACCGTGACGGGCTGGTGACGCTGCCCCGGCGCGGCATCGTGATCGAGGTCTACCTAGGCTATGCCGAGACGGGGCTGGCCCGCTTGGGCCGCTACGTGGTCGATTCGGTGACGGTGTCCGGGCCGCCGGATACGATCGTGATCAAGGGCAAGGCCAGCGACATGCGCGGCAGTGGCAAGACTGTCCGCAGTGGGAGCTGGGAGGACGTGCCGCTGTCGAAGGTCGTCGGCGATATCGCCGCGCGAAACGGCTGGACGCCGGCGTGTCCGGAGTCGACCAAGGTCGCCCGGGCGGACCAGCTCAACGAGTCCGACTTTCATTTCATCACGCGCCTGGCTAAGCAATACGACTGCACGGCCAAGGTCGCCGACGGCAAATTGATGGTGATGCCGCGTCAAGGCGGGCAGACCGTCAGCGGCAAGGCCTTCGGCGCGATCACCCTGACGCGTCGCGACGTGAGCCGCTGGCAGTTCAATCTAGAGGATCGCAACACGCACAAGTCGGTCGGGGCCAAGCACCAGGACAAGAAAACCGGAAAGCTGGTGGTGGTGTCCCTGGACAATGACGACCTGCCGGACGGGCTGCCGGCGGTGCATACCGATCGGCATATCTACCCCAACAAAACCGCCGCCGAATCCGCCGCTAAGGCTCGCTTGGCCGCGTTTAACCGATCGAGCGCCGGTGTGCGTTTTGAGATGCCCGGCCGCACGGATCTGTTTGTCGAACGCTTGATCATCGCCCAGGGCTTCAAGGTCGGCCTCGATGGCGAATACCTGACCGACTCCGTCGAGCATGTTTATACCCAAGCCGGCTGGTCGACCACCGTCGAATGCAACGGCGGCAAGACGGGCAAGGCCAGTGCCAAGGGCAAGAAAAAGAAGAAGGAATCCAAGCCGCTCAAAGTCGTGAACCTGTAACGCGCAACTGCGCATCCCCGGCCGCCGCGTGCGGTTTTTTTATGCCTGGAGTTTTTATGGCCATCACTGAGCAACAGCTACAACGCATCATGCCGAACGCCCGCCGCCAAGCGGGCGTTTTTGTATCCGTCATCAATGCCGCCATGGCGCATCGGCAAATCAATACGTCGAAGCGCCAAGCGGCGTTCCTGGCCCAGGTGGGTCACGAGTCGGGCCAACTTCAGTACGTTCGAGAGCTTGGCGGCGATCAATACCTAAGCAAATACGACACCGGCAATCTGGCGGTGAAACTGGGTAACACGCCTGAGGCGGATGGGGATGGCCAACGCTATCGCGGTCGCGGTTTGATCCAGATCACCGGCCGCAACAATTACCTGCGCTGCAGCTTGGCGTTGTTTGGTGATGAGCGACTGTTGCGCACGCCTGAGCTGCTGGAGTTGCCGCAATGGGCGGCTGAGTCGGCCGCGTGGTTCTGGTGGGTGCGAGAGCTGAACGCTTTGGCCGATCGGGAAGAGTTCGAAGCGATCACCCGCAAAATCAACGGTGGCCTCAATGGTTTGGCAGATCGGCTGGAGTTGTGGGGACGGGCGAGGGCGGTGCTATGCGTCTCTTCGACCTGATCCCCGCGTCATATAGGCTGCTAGCCAACAGTCTATTGCTCACCGCGTTGGCAGGCGGATCGGCCGCGCTGGCCTGGCAGGTTCAGGATTGGCGCTACGGCCAGCAACTGGCGGAGCAAGCCCGCATGCAGGCCGAGACGCTGAATCAGCTGACCCATGTCGCCGCGACGCAACAACAGGCCGAGCAGGACAAACGTCTGGATCTGGAACGACGGCTGTCGGCCAGTGAACAAACCCATTATCGAGTCTTGAGCGATGTCCAACGTGATCAAGGTCGCCTGCGTGACCGTCTTGCCACTGCTGATCTGCGCCTGTCAGTCCTACTCGACGCAACCGTTGCCGCCGGCAAAGACTCAGTGTCAGCCACCACCACCGCCACCAGCGGCGTGGTTCATGGCCCCACAAGAGCCCAACTTGACCCAGCGCATGCTCAACGAATTATCGGCATCACCGATGCCGGCGACCAAGGACTGATCGCGCTGAAGGCGTGCCAGG